CCGCTGGTGATATCACCACCAGGAGTGATCAATCCTAGGCTCATGAGCATCTTGACGTAAGTCAGATTATTATGAGTGCTGGGTAGCTCCTAGGAGAGATGGCCTTGCCTACGAAGAATCGAAACGTACTGGTAAGAAATCGCGTGACAAGCGATTTCGTCCCTAATCGCGGTAACGCGATCTGGGTTTGTTCCAGTACGGGTCAGACCAATCGTGGATGGCGTCAGCGGATAAAGCAAGGTTACGATGTAACCTCTAATTATTCTGCTGATGTTTGCAAGGTCCTCGAGAGTACCGAAGCGCACTATATGGTGCCGCGACGATTCTATAACTTTCCGGGTTCTCCCGGGGGAGGTATAGAAACCTTCAATTTTGAAGGGTACTATCAGAACTGTGGCACGATCACTTCTTGTGATCATGTTATCGGAACTTCTCCAGCTGATGAGGCGCAAGCTCTCTCACGTATGTATGATAGGATTCGTTCTGAGTCCTATTCTGCAAACGGTCTCCTTTTTCTAGGGGAGTTAAGAGAGACTATTCATCTAATCAGACACCCGCTCGAGGCTCTCGAAACTGGTTTGCGTAAGTACATGTCTGCGTTAAAATCCACACGCAGGGATGTATCCAAGCGAATCCACAGACGAAAGTCAGAGACAGATCGTTTTTATGTCCGACGTCGATTAGACGCGGTCAAAAATGCGATGGCTGGTGAATGGTTAGCGTTCCGCTTTGGGGCTCTCCCTGCTATATCCGATGCAAAGGATTTAGCAGAGGCCTCATTGAACCTTATTTATGGACGTATCGATAAGACGCGTCTCAGAAGTAAGAGCACGGAACGGGAATCCGCTATCGAAAGTAAATCAACCAACACACCTTACGCATGTATACAGATTGTTACCAATTTTAATCGGAAAACATCTGTGTCTGTGCAGTATGTGTGTGGTTTGAAGCGGACCCTTGATGCGCCAACTAGTGGACTGCAGCGCATAGCTTCTGAGACTGGTTTCCAGCTTCAGAACTTTGTACCTACAGTGTACAACTTGATTCCTTATTCGTTTCTCATTGATTACGTTAGTAATCTTGGGAACGTTATTGAAGCAGCTTGTACTGATACCTCGAACGTGACTTTCGTGTGTAAGACAGTCAAACAGGTAACTAGTCTGATAGCTAACGCGACTCAGACTCCTTACAATGAGACCTCTTATCCATGTTATCGCCTCGAAGGTAGCCCCACTGGTACCTTGAATGATTCTAGAGTCATTCAGCGCACTACTCTCACTAGGACTGCGTTGGGTAGCCTTGGCATACCTCCGCTCGTGCTGTCAATGCCTGGCATTGATGACACTAAGTGGTTGAATGTTGTGGCTCTCCTTTCGCAGTCAAGTGGGTTCCGGTACAAATAAGTACCTTATCATCCGATTGAAGGATAGTCTTGTATGACTTTTGCCCTTTCAACCCCCGTAACCGGGACCGCTCAGACGGGACTCACATCTCCGACTTATACTGTTACTGCGGATACTCCGCCGAACAGCAATTCGAAGCAGTATGTAGTTACCGCCCTGGGTGGGACGCAAACCGGAGTGATTTCTCACTCCGTCGCTGCGCCGTTCAGTGTCACGATGTTCCGACCACAGAACCCTCAAGTTCTGTCGCCGGTCTCCCCCGTGACTGGTGTGTTGACGAAAGTTCCGACGAACACTTACAAAGTGATCACTCGGAAAGGCGTCCTCCCCCTCGCTGGTCAGGCCTACAAGAACATGATCGTCACGACGACGATCGAGGTTCCGGCAGGCTCGGATACAGCGGATCCGGCCAACGTGCGCGCGGCATTGAGCGCGCATATCGGCAGCCTGAGCCAGCAGAGCGCTGGCGTGGGCGATACGACAATTCAGGGAGTCCTCTAAAGTCTGCCTTCGGGCACCTTGGAGATGCGGTTCATGCGACTTATCGTACAGCTCTTTCGGTCATTAAGTTGATCAAGAGCTGAGCGGTTTGGCGTTTGGACTGGCTTTCTTTCTTGTCGTCTTGGATCTTCAACTGGGTTGATAAACCCGCTGAAACAGGGAGATTGCATGTTTCCTTATCAGGAACTTGCTAGTTGCCTTAAACTCGATTTCGCTCAGCATAACAGTTACTCTAACGAATTCGATATTCCCATATCTTCTGATATGGGGGTCGATGACGTTAGGATGACCTTGCTCGGTAGGAGCTTCTTTAAGAAGCTTGCGCCAAGCGGAAATGCCCCTGATGCCGACGCTAAAGCTCTGGAGAAATTCCTGAGCCTGAACGCAGGCATAAAGACAGGTCCGTTTGAGTATCCTATCGAAACGGAACAGGACTCCCTCTTTTGGGATTACTTTCGGGATAACTTTCTGAAAGTCCTGACACCGAGCGACGTAGACTTCGATCTCTCTTTTATTAGAGAGAAGTTTGCGGCAGGTCCGGGTGCTAGTCTACACTGTAAGAACGATAGCTTTTACACAAAGCTATTTAACTCGCAGATTACAGCTAGCTCTCCTTACCTGCTCTCCCTTTATCGGGGAGCTATCTCTGACTCCGACATGTGGGCAGACGCAGAAATGCAGCGCTCACTTAAGTTTGGAGAAAGGATAGTTACGAGTAATCGCTTGTTCTTCGTCCCAAAGACAGCAGAAATCTCGCGAAGTTGCTGTACTGAGCCTCTTGTAAACATGTTGTTACAAAAGGCCCTCGGTGCTTTCCTCGAGTCGTGTCTTGCTAAGTCTTTCGGCGTAAGCCTTAAGACCCAACCGGACCACAACAGGGAATTAGCTCGCGTCGGTAGTATCGACGGTTCCTTTGGAACCATAGATCTACAGTCTGCGAGTGATAGCATTTCATGGTCGCTCGTTCAACGGATTTGCCCTAGTAACCTTTTGGGTTACTTTCGACATTTCCGTAGTGAACGAACCGTTCTCCCAGACGGTTCGGAGATCGATCTGAATATGATTAGCACGATGGGGAATGGTTTTACCTTTCCCCTTCAGACTATCATATTCGCGTGCGCTATTCGTGCAGTCTATCAGCTTATGAATCTCGATTCATACTGCCCTCGAACTCAATTTGGCGTTTTCGGCGACGATATTATCGTCAAGAGAGAGGCTTACCCCTTTCTTGTCCGAGGACTAACCAAGTTAGGTTTCAAGGTAAACGAAGATAAATCGTTTAATAGCGGCACGTTTCGCGAGTCTTGCGGTTATGATTACAACAACGGGGATTTTGTCCGCGGTGTTTATATCAGAAGCCTAGAGACTGTTTTTGACGTGTACTCGGCGATCAACCGTCTTAACAGATGGTCTGCTTTGTCCGGAGTCCGCCTACCTAACACGATCTCTAAACTGATGAGATTCGCTGGGCGAAAGCTCAGAGTGCCAATCTCTGAAAGCATTGATTGTGGAATTCAAGTTCCATTTACTCTAACGTTCCCTAAGGTCGATGCTCGATATTGGTTTTCTTATCGAAAACTGATAAAGATGAGTCGAAAACTTAAGGTCCCCGAGTCGATGGACGAGAGCAGACTCCTTGGCTATTCTCATTATAACGAGAGTGGCTGGGGTGTTTGCTACTTGGGCGGGTTTGCACGACGTGAAGATCTACTCTTTAAATCTGAAACGGATTCAACTCGAGAGTTGGATCCAGTCAATTACCCGAAGGCATTCATCATGCCTAGGGAATTGGATGGAGTAGGTCGTATAAAAGTAGTCCGAAAATCTCTCCCTTATTGGGATTGGCTCGGACCCACTGAACTTTCGGAGGACCATACCCGGAAGGCTTCGCCTTTCGATTATGAAAACAGAAAGTTCTTTAAGTACGGCGCCTGGGAAGGCGCCGTACTGGCTAACTTGGGCTCCAGCCTGAGTTAGGAGGCATAAAC